TGATAAAAAGTCTTGGGGTGTTTGCATTACCCAGATCATCCACAAGAACTGTTGCTGTCGCCTTTGAGGTTCCGCCAGTGATTGTATCTCCCACTACGAACTTACCAGAAGTACCAGCACCATCTTCCAAAACAATTTTGTTACCATCAACATCTAATGCATAAGAAGTAGTCTCTAAGTTCAAAAGAAGTTTGTCGATAGTTACTGTAACCACAAGCTCACCAGCTTCAAGATACTCATAATAGTGTTTCAGGAATTTAGAAAATACTGGATGGTCTGATTGTATAAAATCAGGCAGTTGGCCATCAATAAGCGGACTTATTTTGGTGTGTAATTTTCCTGACGGTGGTTTACTAATAACAGTCATTTTACTTTATCCAAGTGAAACCTGTGAAGGCCTAGCAACATATGAAGTACCAGCATTACTATCGCCCACAGCAACAGTATCCACTTCACCTGTTATAGTAAGGTTTGTGAAATCAATTTCCAAAACTTGATTTCGTTTTGGAATGATATCGTTAGAATCTGGAATTGCGATTATACGAATTTGAGAAGAAGATACACCATCAACATCACCTACTGTTGTAAAAGTAGTTCCATTTAATGTGACAGTTCCATTTTCATAATCCACCACACCAGCAGTCAAATCTTGATAAATTCTTTCACCCGCACTAAGATAGTACATTCTCAAAGCGCCCTGGCCATCATCATCAAAAAACATTTCATTTGTAGCATCACCACTAATCTTAAATCCTGTAGAAGAAACTATTCCAGCCAAAGTTTTAGCGTGTTTTCTGTCCCCTGCTTCTGTTGATGAAATTGTAGTAGTTGCACTAGAACTATCTCCTGTAATAACCTCTCCAACGGTAAAAGAAAGACTGTTGGAGGAAATATAACTTAGCGGAGTTGTTGTGTTAATAATTCTGGCAGTTGCTCCACTAGTAGCACCAGTAATTACTTCACCAGCAGTAAATGTTCCTGTAATTGTCCCCACAGTTAAAGAAGGAGCAACAGCAGGAACATAATCATCACGATGACGTATTGGATTATAAAAAGAATTATCAAAATTAATAGTGTACAACGTCGATGCATTGAGAGTAGGAGTGAATTTCTTAGCCATCCTGACAGTTGTAATATTACTGGTAATTGATGTATCAGTATTGTCAATCAAACCAGTTACCTTCGAATGCCTATACATCCCCTCAAACTGTTCAAGACTGTCATCATTAAAAGTTTGTAATGTATTTGTAACAGCGGTTTTTAATGTATCAGAAGATTTTGTTGTTGCACTTGAATCAAATTTAAATATTACATTCAAAATTAAATAAGTTATAGCTGGATCAACAACAACAGGCGTAATTGATGCAACAGTAAATGGAGCAAGGTCTGCAACCAGCTGGGTTTTTTCATTTGTTGTTAAATCAAGTCCTGTGGTTGACTTAATAGAAATAAAAACTTTACCATATTCTGGTGTAGATACTACACCAAGACTTGTATCGTATGACCCACTCTCTCCACCGAACACCTGTACAGTTTGGGTGTTTGGATAATATTTCTTTACAAACACTTTATAATCTTCAGCAGTTACACATCTGCCTTGAGAGGCATAATCAAGAGGAGCATTATATTTTATTGACTGAAGTGATTCTGCTTCTGAACCAGAATTAGCTGCGGCAACAGTGGACACTGCCACATCAGTAACCGTTCCAATAGCAGCTGCATTTGTAAATATTGCTGCACCGTTTGCTGCTGCCTTGTTACTAACAACATATGTAAGGATAACAATGTTACCATCTTCTAAAGCATTACCAACTACACCATCACCAAAATATACTTCGAACTTCCCTACTTCAACTTCTTGAATAAAATAAACATTACTTGTAGCTGATACTTGAGTTATGTCTGTTGCTTCAGTATATGTTGCGGTATCAGAATTAGATGATGAAGTTTGAACCTTAACAGTCAATGTGGTTCTGTCTGCTCTGTTATCCGTGAGAAGAAATCTTTGATCACCATCAGACGAGTCAACTGTATATCTTGTTGAAATAAAAGTCCCCTCATAAATTTTAGTATTCAAAAAGGGGATGATATTCCCAATAGTAGATGCTGTTGCATCAGAAGCTGTTACAAACTGAAAATCTGTTCCATCAACACTGGTAGTGAAAACAGTACCGGCAGGCATTGTCACAGAAGTTAAGGATGTGGTATTTAAATTCACATCAACAGTAGCCACTGAAGCACGAGCAGAATTAGGAACATATCCCAAAGTCTTAGCGTGAGAAACTATACTTGAGCGCAACGACGCACTATCTAGGAACATTTCATTCGCCAACATGTTCGCATTGAAACCAAGATAGTGTGTATTATATGCAAGGACATCTAGCAGAGCATTCATGCCAGAACCTTCAAAGTCATAGTCCGTAAACTCTGTCTGTCCCTTTAGGAAAATTTTTAGATTGCTTTTTACATCATCAAAATCAAACTCTGTCACTGTCAATCTTTTTTTATTTACAGCCATTATCGTAATCTCTCTAAAAATATTGTTAAGTCTACAAGTTCTGTTGGAGCATTAACAACAAAAAATGATATTGTGCATTCATATTCATTGCGATCCAAATTTGGCAAAACATCAATACCAACTATTTTCGCTCTAGGTTCATAGTTTACAATTACATCTTCTATAAGTCTTGTAAGAACATGGGCTGTTAATGGAGTCATTAGTTCGAACAACATATCTCGTACACCAGACCCAATCTCTGGATGGAAAGGTTTCTCATAATGATTGGTTAATACGAGATTACGAATTGAACGCTTGATGGCTTGAATATCTGTTACTATATTAATATCTTTCGATACAGATTTTTTTCCAAAGAAAAGGTCCAAGTCTATATACTGTCTTGCATTACGAGCAATATCGTTTTGACCTTGTGCATCTTTATGAGCAGTTGGTGTTGCCATTATAGACTCCTGTTTTTATTATTTATAAGAATCCGCAATATAAATTTCAGAAATTACCGACTCAATATTGTCATGCCAATAATTTAAAAACCTGTGTACTCTTGGATACTCTGGTCTAACATCAGCAGTTTGCCAAATGAACTCTTGAAGGATGTGCTTATAGTCAGGCATCCAATATAGGATACTTAAAGTTACTATAGTATTTCTTATCCGTATCATTGTTAATTAGGATCAAATTTACTGTTAAATGTAATACCACCTATTTTAAATGGCCTGCTGGAAAATCCGACAGTACTAATATTTTTCTTTACCCAGTTAATACCTTCCCTTTCGATTGCATCCACAGGTGTGGTAACTTTAGTTGTTGTTGCTCCCGATGAAACAGTTGTAAATTTTTCAACTAATGTAAATGCTCCCTCATCCTTTGTAGGCAATTCTTCAGTTTTATCAGGGTCACGCCAAAATTCTTTAAAAGAATCTGATGCTTGAGTTGCTGCATCAGTAACAGAAGAATTTAAAACTTGAACAGAAGGGGTTTCTTCTTCTGCATCAGCTGCGGCCTGTAATATTCCAGCAGCTTTTTCAATTGCATCGCCGCCAGCGGCCGGGATAGTAAAATTGGGAATCGAATTACACATATCTCCGGCGCCTGGTAGGCCCGCTGCAGCTGAAGCGGCAGCAGAAACCAAAGAATCCAAAGAAGTGCCACTAGCGGCTAACGCATCACCCGCTGTTGATTGAAGTCCAGACAACGTGGCAGTATGAGCTGGACTCCCAGAAGATAAACCTGATAACTTTGTCAATTCTCCTTGTAAATCCACATCAGGAAGTCCGGGCAAATCAGGAATCAAACCTTTCGGTACTTTGCCAGAAGTAATGTCGGCAGCTTCAGAAACTAATGTATCCAAAGAAAATCCACCAGCAGATAATCCAGTATCAAATTTTGATTTAAGACTAGCTAATTTTGTCTTATAAGCAAAACTGCCGGGAGACAAACCAGACAAACTTGTTAATTCTGATTGCAAATTCACGTCAGGAAGAGCTGTCAATTCAGGAATCATTGATTTAATCTCTCCCGTTAATTCATTAACATCTGTATCCAAGAGAGTTTTAAGTGCTGATGCATCAATTTCTAATCCATCAATAGAAGTATTCATAGTCTTTTCAAACTTACTTTGTATATTATTAAATTTTTCACTTGCGCCGCACAAGCTTGGGAGTTTAAAATCAGACATAATTACCTCTTACAAATTGTTCACAGTTGTTTCGGTAACATCAACAGCACCTGTTCTCGTTTTCGGAACTGTTTGTGTATGATTAACACCAACATCAACAAACAAGAATGTATCAGCACCAACGTGTTTATAATAATCAGCATCGTAACGAACATGTGCATCACCATTATAATCAATAGTATGTACACCCATCGTCGTTGTCGCCATCGTCGTCTCAGATTTGATTACCATTGCATCAGCTGACTTCATATTTAACTTATCACCAGACTTGAATGATGTTATTCCTGATAGAGTTGTGGTTGACAAATTATTGTTAGCAACCATAACAATATTACCAGAAGCTTCACCTATTTTAGGGCCTTCTGCTGTATATACAGGTCCAGTTGAAGCTATATGAATATCATTTTGAACACTCCACCAACTATAGTCATTTACAAATCTGGTTTCGGATTTCTCAATTATTGTATCTATGTTTCCAGTAATCCTGCTCTTTACATCACCATTAATTTGTGATGCATGGTTGCCTCTTATCTCTTCTTCCCTATTTCCACCACTAGTACCAGCACCAATTTTGACACGATGGTTCTTGTGTATCTTTTGAGTATAGTTACCTTCTACCTCTAGAATGTAATCGCCCTTAATGAGCTCTCGTACCGTTCCAGTGGTTGTTATATTAACATCCCCAAATATAGCAACATTCGAATCTCCAACAATAATCTCATAGTTGTTACCAAGTATCTTAACAACCTTTGCCCCATCTGGATGTATTTCTTCAAATGTTCCAGACATATGTTGTTTATATAATCTTTCTCCACCCTTGGTATCATCTATTTCATGTATATGCCCAGATTCACTTTCATAGACATGATTATACGGGTATTGACCAGAAGCATATGCTGCAGCATATTTCTTAATACCTTTAGGATCAGGTTCATCCCACCACTCACGGGTTTCTTGAACCGCAGCGGTTGACGTTTGTTTAAGGTATGGTTGTGTTGCGATAGGAATGCCAGTTCCCATAATACTTTTGATGGATCACCACGCATCCTCATCAGACGCCTTCTTATAAGAGAACCGTGTTCTTCTGATACTTCGCCTTGTGCTAATCTATTAGTGTCTGATTCACCAATTGCATGACCAGAGTGTCTAGGTTGGTCCTCAGCTAAAGGATAGGGACCATACTTGGGAGTTCTAGCATAAGGTAATTGTTTTGACCCGTCTGGATGAAGCGGACTTCTGGGGTCGTTAAATCCTGTTGTATGAGTAGCAGCTTTCGCAGGAGTGCCAGGCAACGAACCTATAATGACAGGTTGTTGCTTCTCATACGCATCCCTAAAGAACCCGACCACCCAAGCACCCTCAACAAGGAAAGAAGGTGTATTGCCCATCCCATGCATCGATGGATCAGTCACAGGATGCATGACATGAGCCCACGGCAAATCTGCCGTAGGAAGTTTATCTAAATCTTCTGTATGAAATCCAAGACAACGGACCCGAACTCTTCCAATTCGCTCGGGGTCATCCCTGTCTTCTACTACGCCGACGAACCAGACAAACCCGTCCTGCCCCATAAAATACCCATGTTGCTCTGCCATAATAATCCTTTAAACAGCCTTTTGGACTATTTATAAGGATCAGTGCAAGTCAGGGTTACGGCCGTATCTTACTTTCTTCTGGGTGAGGTCGTCATATTTCTCAATGT